TTTTTTTTATATAGCAAACCTCTGCAGCGTTTTTATATCTGCTGGAATTTTTTTTATGAATGTGATATAGAGAGGTCGATCTGTCACCTCTGTAGGTTAGGGTAGTTATGGGTTTTTATAACGCCCCGCCCCCGTTACGCCCCCCGGACGTTAACACATAAGGGCGCAATAACTGCCGAATACGCATACTGCCATTATAGCAAATAAGGGGACAATGTGTCAACAACTGCCCCTCACTAAGTATCACTTAACTCGTACTATTAAACACCGAAGTAGCAATCAGAATTGATCTCGACGATGTTAACTTTAGGATCTCTGTAGTTAACACCGTCAGGGGTCGATAAGTCATTGAAAGAACAACCCTCGAGAGCATCTACAAAATCCTCATAACTACCTGCCAGACGCGCAAGATCATAAAGACCCTCATCATTACCGATCCAGAGTGCAACATTCCAGGTCTCATAATTCGTCCAACCGTTATAGGTGGTATCGGTGAGATTGGTTTGGAAGGTGGAGACTGTCATGAGTGGATTGAGTGCTTACGCTATTAGGACACTTTGAAGGTGAGTAACTTTAAAGGGAGAATAAGTACCTCCCTTAAGTATTAACGACGATCTAGTGCTGCTGCTTTACGATCTGCTTTAATCTGTGCAGCATAACGACTCTTAACCTTTGAAAGATTTGATACCATCTCTTTACCAATACCACAGACTGGGGTCATTGTTTGTTCACGTCCCCCGCCTGCTGTTGTTGCTTTGGTGGTAGAATCTCCCGTCTTAACTGTACCTAATGCGCGACCTGAAACCATCCCCATTGGCAACTTTGACCATGTTTCACCCTTACGGGGTCCACGAGTCTTAAGTTTCTTAACAGTAACTGTCTTGCCACTATCTTGCAGATTGTCAATGATATTGGTCAATTGAGTGACTGAATTCATTGGGTCGGTTTGCTGCTTACACTATAAGGACACTTTGAAGGTGAGTAACTTTAATTCCTATACAATCACCACGTGTCTGGAGTACTTAAGTTTTCCACATAAGCATCACACCTCTCAGATCCTTCGAGTTCAAACAACCTTTCCCAATTGATATTGTTGGGATCAAAATCTCCCAGTGCTTCAATATTCAAGGTGATCCGATAACGTTGCTTCTGTGCTTGTTGATAGATAGCAGGCATGATTCTCCGAGTGGTGTGAAGACTTTAACAGTGTAGAATGGGCGTGGCTATATGTCAACCTCATAACCGCTATTTATGAGGAATGCTTATGTTTTTTGAGTGTCAAGTCCCCAAAAAACTTATGAGCGGGTGCTTGACATTTTTGCGCGGTTGTGATAGAGTGCGTGCTTAGATCACAAGACTCTGAGACATTTAATTGATCATAAGATTAGGATCTATGAGACATTTAATAAGACCTAAGTATAAGGTCTATATGTCTCTTAATCATACTCATGGATAGTATCCTGAGAACATTCTCAATAGCAACATAAAACAGCAATATACCTTTTTTAATACATTAATAAACGTTTTTTAATGAAAAAATGGTATTTATCCTGTTAAAAAAGGGGTATTTTGAGATATACCCCCATTTCTTATGTTATGTACTGTCTATCAATAAAGAGTATCAATTGCCTCAAGAATGAGAAGAATATCATTGCCATTCTGTGCAGATTCAAGAGCAGAGAAGAGATCAGACTTAGACATTAAAATAGTAAGTTAGTGTGTGTGATTAGTGAGTTTTAAGTCATCACCAGGACTGTTGTAATACTAGGTTTTAAGGATTCAAATCAAACCAAGTTTCTACACCATAGCAATCAATAATCTCTTCTTTAATATCATCTATCTTATAACCTTTTAGATTTTCAACAATACCATCTACAGCAAAAGTAATCAAGGTATTCATATCCATTCCTTCTACAATCATCTCTGCATAACGTTGCTTAAGTCCTTCAATCTGTTCGGTTTGAGTGATAGTCATTCGATTACGTTTGAGGGTGGATTAAGTAGTCTTTCGAGTGCTTCATTCCTTTCAGTGATTGTATCTGTAAGATTACTATCTAACACTTGAATCATTAGATTAGCACCTAGTATAATGAAGAGAGCAAGGAAGATAAGTCTCATGATTAGAAAAAGTGTAAATGAGTGTGAGTAAGAATGACTAGGCAAAGATGAAACCATTCGTGAAATCATTGACATTAAAGACTTTACTTTGTCCTGCCATTCCTACAAACTTTCTTACAAACCACTTGTAGTTCTTCTGAAATACTCCTTCTCCAGCAATACAAAATTCATCACAAAGTGCATTGAGTCTAGACTTGGTTGTTGTTGATTGATAACCACCATCAAAGATTGTCATTGTATCATCATCGATAGTTGCAATCTGATTGCCATGAAGATAAACGAAACTTACACCCTCAATTGTAATGACTTGAGTGTTACCAGATTTCCAATCAAGATTAGACTGGATTGCTTGACACATTTGAGTTTCGATTTTTCTCATGATTTGAATTGATTGATTGGTGAGGTGGTTCGGTGAAACAATTCTCAGAAACAATTCGTTAAGAAGAGAAGTGAGAGAGAGAAGACTGAACCCTTATACTATAAGGACACTTTAGAGGTGAGTAACTTTAATCAGGAAGAATCAACGCAGTTTTAAATATCCGTGCTCAACCATTAAGTCGATAAACTTAACACATTGATTACCTGTTTCCATCTGAGAGAGATGATAGAAAAGAGTTGAGAGATTCATTTGATTATGTTTATAGTGATTCAGTTTGATGCATCCATGAATACATCGTAGAAGCAATCAAATGCAGCACCATCATGACAGAATGATTTAATTCCACTCTGATCAGCAACCCAATCATATGCCATATCAATATCAGCACCTGTCTCAATCACAAAGGATTGCAGACCTTGAAGAGCAGAGATAAAAGCAGAATTGTTGAGAAGCATTGAATTGAGTTTGTTTGGTGTGGTGTCTATACTATAAAGACACTTTCGAGGTGAGTAACTTTAATCTTATCTAATTTACATTCCATTCATATACTCATGTAGTTCAGCAAAGTATTGTTCTTCAGTATCAAATGAACGACCATGGATCACACAAGGGAACGTTTTCTTTTGAAACATTGTTGATACAACTTCGCAATCTTGACGATCATAGCCCATCTCGACTAGGTTGTTCACGTAAGGGTTGTTTGAAAGTGTTCTCATACTATAGTGACACTTTCGAGGTGAGTAACTTTATTCTTTAAAATACGTTAGTCCATCGTTCATGTTGAATTGCAGTAATACGACCCTCTGCTAACATTTTGTCGCAAACATCACAAAAGATGAAGAACTTCTCATTTCTGTTCAATGTATGACTTTGTGCTGTAGTCTTGATTACGTTGAGAAGATTAGTCTTGAGCATGATGTTAGTTAGTGGGGAAGTTTTTGCAGACGGCATCAGATAGAAGCATCACCAATTTTTCTGCTTCTGATACATCTCCATTATAGTTGCTATAAAAGAAATCATCGATTATAGAATCAATGTCTTCCATCAACTGTTCGCGACTCATTAACATGTCAAGTTGTGCGTTCATGATGTTAGATAAGGATTTACAGTGAGTGAGGGGAATCAACCCACACATGCCATGGGAGCATACTCAGAGCGGGGCATCTTGTCGGTGTGGTAGTCTGTTACCTCAGCACCTCCAACAATACGTTCTGCCCACTCGTGCTTTGCATTTAGCATCGTTACAGTTGAATATGACTTCTGACCATTAGCACGGAAGGTAACACGCTTATTGAAACGTTTGACAACAACTTTCATGCCTTTGACTTCATCTGCTTCAGCGATGAATGCCTCAGGAAAGAAATCGACGATACAGACAGAGTTTGTGAGTTGCATAATGAAGTGAGTTGCTTACGTTATTGAAACACTTTGAAGGTGAGTAACTTTCAAAATGCCAAACATGACCAACGATCTAATTTTGTGCCATAATACTTGTTGATAGTTTGAGTTACAACTTCATTGCACTCGCTATCACAAAAACCCCATTCTGAATATACACCAAGATAACGATACATTACACTTTGAGTGTTGATTGCATCATCACTATCAGCAAGAAGTAGAGTGAAGAAACTATTCACCTTATCAAGAACATCATCAGGAGTGTCAATGTAACATTCCCATTCGCTACGCTTCAGTGTGATTGTTTTCATTACGTTAGAAATAGTCATGAAGAATGAACTTAGAATCTTATATGTTAATCAACCGCCAAACATTTCATCAAATAATGGTGTGTCACGATTCTCACGATCGTATTGTGAATTGACTGCCATAATTTCAGTTTCAATCCATGCCAACTCCATACGCTTCTTATCAAGTTGTTGACGAAGATCGTAAAGTTTTTGATTGCGTTCGGTGATTGTCATCATTTTAGTCTTGCTCATACAACTATGACAGTTTCGAGGTGAGTAACTTTTAATCTTTGAACTTTTCCAATAATATAGCAATAACTACAAAAGCAGCGATAGGTGCAGCAATATACCAATACTCAATAAGTAACCAAAGCATGAAAATAATCCCTAGTAGTATAATCCAACCCAGGGCATTTCCTGCATCACTAATAGCAGAACTTTCGCACGGTTTATTGTAAGTTCTCTCACATTGTACGAGACAATCAGGGTTCCTACGTTGCACCATACAAATAGCATCATGTGCCGTCAATGCTGTCACTGTTTCAACATATTGTTGACCATCACCAATTTTAGGATATACTTTGATGTCGTAAATCATAACCAATTCTCATAGTGTTTTTTTATGCTGGTTTTACATTCCATTCATCTGTGGGAACCATCGTTTTGATGACATGTTCAACATTTTCGATTCCATAAACTACAACCTCCTGAGTTGAAATGTAACCACTTTTCTTCTCACGTTTCCATGAGACAATCCATCGATCACAAGATACTTTCATGCCCAATTCTCCATAAATTCATCAAGGGTGTAAAACTCACTGTCTGTTGAGGTTTCTTCAATCAATTGTTCGGTTGTAAGTTCTTCCATCTTCAAACGATACTCCTCTGGTGTGTCATCATTAGGGTCATAATCATCATGACAAAGATAGTCCCACTCACGAACAAGTGCATCAATCAGTTGTTCTTTAGTATAATCCATAATCAAGCACCCTGATAGTATGCATTACGATAGAGATAACCACCTGCCCAATCACAATTCTCTAATACAAACTCACGTTCTTGAATGATTAGCAGATTGAAACGTACACCTTTAGCAGCTGCTTTGATTGATGCTGGTTTGTATACTTCACCAGTCTTCTTATCAATAAAGGCATGAACTGATTCAGTCTCACCATTGACACACTGCATCACCTTGTGATACTTACGGCCAGAGACTACTGCATAAGAATAGTTCTTACCATTAGGATGTGAACGTTGATGTGATTGTTGCAGTGCATCACAAAGCATGAGAGCATACTTAGTCACATTCAACTGAATGGTGTTCTGAGCATCTTTCTGAGCAACGTAATCAGTGAATGTGGCGGTCATAATGTTTGAGTGCTTATACTATAAGGACAGTTTGGAGGTGAGTAACTTTAATTCACCACGTTTTTGCCATCAAAAAATTCGCACGACTGAACTCTTTACGGTCAACAACCTTGAATATACCATATTGATTGCTGATAACATAACCTTCATGCAGACTATAAGTATCACCAATCATACAGGTAATGTCATCGGTTTCATTGGTGAACCAGAACAAATCGTCCTTGATAGTTGCAACCAACTTCCACAATCGCATCACATTAATATCAATATCGAATTTTTCTGCAATTTCATTTTCGTCAATGTCATTCTCAGTACGGATACAGTCATTGATATGTTTTTTGACCTTTGCAGCAGTTTTATCATTCAAAAAAGAACCACGACATAAAGTTGCCATTTGTTTGGCAAATGCACATATATCTGCCAAATCTTCACGATAAGGATTCAATGAAACTTCTGGTTTTACAAAGAAACATTTATAGGTACTCTTAGGACAAAGTATCATAGGTGATGAAACTGCATTACGAAGGTCATCATCTGCCACATAGATTGTATGGGGTGCAATGATAATATCTTCTGCAATTATTTCAGGAAAGATGTAAGTGATCGTGTTGGGACGATAAGTAAGGCTACCACCATAACCAATAAAATCACCTTGAAAGATAGAATCTGTGCGAGGCAAACAATCAAAGCAAGCATGAAGAATACGCGCAACTTTACCCTGATGGTTTTTGTCAATTTCTTCATGAGAATGATTGATTTTGATTTTTACTTTGTTGAAAACAGATTTGGTGCCAACAAAAAATGTATTGGTGGCAGGATCTGTACCCCAAACAATAGCAGGAGCACCATCCATTTTAGTGCTGATGAAACTATCAGGTTCAGAAAACCAATCAAGAACCGAAAGATCTCCAGTCAAGATAGAATCTTCAGGATGTTGTAGGTGGGTGTTCTTCATACTACTAAAACAGTTTGGAGGTGAGTAATTTTTACATGAGCATAAAAAAGGAGGGTGATAATACCCTCCTCATAATATCACCGATCAATAGCAGAATAATATGCTTTGTCAGTGATAGCATTAAACAGAAGAGAAAGATCCTCTCTTAGTTTTTTCATTTCGTAATTATGAATACGGAGACGTGCTTTGAAATCTAAGAACAAAAGTTCAAAGGTGGCATCATAGTCCTCACGTTCCATAATTGCGGTGGGACGAGTCATAAAAGAATCGTGTGCTTACACTACAGATACACTTTGATGGTGAGTAACTTTAATTGAAGAAAGATTCCAGTCCTACAGGGTCACCAAATCCATAATCATATTCTAGTGCATTAGTACAAACGTAGTGAGGGTGATCAACTGGAACACCAATTCTTTTACACAACTCAGCGTGATTATCTTCCATAAGTTCTACTGCAAACAGCATATTATCATTGATATGTGTTAAGTCATGATACTTCAATAATTCTGTTTGCAGTGCCAATAGGAAGTTCCCTGACCCCGCAGAATTATCAAGAAAAGTAGACTTAGGATCTTTTAGCGTAGATTTAGAGATTTCTGATACCATTTCAACACAAAGTTCAGCAGGAGTGAATACTTCACCTGTCTCATCAATTCTATCATCGGTCCTTTCAATGTCCGACCCTGTAGTAGAGTTGTGCTGATTCTTTTTGGAAGTATCGTCTTTTCTAAACATAAAAATTTGGAATGAAGTTATTGATATATTCTCTATCTTCTTGTGAAATGTTGTAGTAGTCAAAGACAGAATCGTCATCCCATTGTTGATTCAATGGCGGCATAGGTACACAGTCAAGATATCTCTTGATATACAAATGTTGGGAAACTTTGTTGATAGACAGAGCAAACCTTGCAAACTTAGTCTTTAGATAAGAAACCATATTTGCTCTCTCTTCAGAACTATTCAGAAGAAAACAACGTGCTCCTTTCTTGTAACCATACAGATCACTTCTTTCATAGAAGAATGTCCAGAAGTCATCTTTACAAGTCTTAGTCTTATCTTTTGCCCTACCATCTCCACAAATTTCAGGTGCCTTCAGTGTGCAATCTGTTGCACGATCTTCCAACTTAGCAACATGCTGATAAACATTACTAGAAATAGCAAGTTCTTTGATATTGTTGACAATATCCCAATGCTTTTCTGTTGGTTCCCAGTATCCACTAGGGAGATCNTCTANACTGTCAATATAATACTTATTGCCAGTGAAATCATACTCAACTTCAATAGGGCCAACGTGGTTTTTTGCAGCATAAGTGATAACCAATGGAGCAGCAAATTGTGCAGGAGCAAAGACATGATTGCCATTGAAGAACTTCAACTTCTTGACTCTACCTTTTAGAGCATTCTTTACCTGTCGCTCAATATCTTTTGTGGTACGATACAACCAACCAGCAGGATGAATTAAACTCACATTGTCCGAATTATTAAGTGCCATGAGTAAGAACTCAAGGTGAATGTTTTTTAGATAAGGTGGATTGCCAATGGTATGAGTAAAGTGCATATTGGTAAGAGATTCGCGGTCAGTAGTTACATTTATTCTATCATCAATCTGCTTAATTGCATAGATGTGTCTGGGATCATCTTCCCACACAGTAATATCTTCGGGAGCATATCCTTGGTGCTTGATTGCACACAAAGAGTGCAAACCTGAAGGGTCTCCAGTGATAAGAAGTTTCATCAGATGAACAGTTCGTCAAACAATTCTACACTAAGTTGCTGCTGAGTCTTACCTGAGCACGACAGTTTATGAAGTGTCTTACACTCATCTTCGTTCATAGAGTGTCGAATATCGTCCGCTGCTTGAGTAATAATGTGACTCAAAGTTTTTGGATTGATAACATCCTCGTTGATTAATTGACGAAGAATCTCCTCACAATCCATAGTATCATGAATGTAATTCTCAGATTCAATTACGGTATAGATTGAGTTGACTTGCTCTCCACACTTAAGACAGTGGTAGATAACCAAGGGCACACGTTCTAGGATTGCCTTGATAGTCTCTTGCTTGGAATAAAGCATAGACTTCTCAGACTTCTCCGATTGATTCTCCTTCTTCTTGTTAGTTTTGCCATTAGCGTTGTTATCATTCAGAAGGACGGACTTAACAACATTGCCATAACTTGCTTCAAGATTTACATCAAACTCAATGTTCTCCAAGTTCTTGAAATTCAGGTGATCTGCAATACCAGAGACCAAATTGATTGTGTTACCTACATCAGCAGCGAGAACTGCAACAACCTGATCCTGATTAAGAGTGACAAACTCTTCATTCCACTCAAAAATAGCAGCGAAGTCAGTGTAAGTGTACTGAGTAAGTTCTGGATTAGATTCACATGCAGCAGCATAAGTCTGTCGAAGAGATTCAAGACAACGCTGTGGGCAGAAGTCAATCACCTGCCAATCATGCTCACCGGATCCTCCCCTGAACGCAAATTGTGTCCAGAATTCAATACTCTTACCCTCTTTACAATTGATAATGGTATCAATCTTCTTCGCAGTTACTCCGCGAACGTTAGCACTTTGAGTAATAATGCAGGAAGCAACATTCTCATTAATATGCTTGTTGATCATATCGGAATCAACTTTAGCACTGCCATGTGCAACTAGAGGAGCAAATCGTGTGCCCTTCATATACTCTGCAAATGCATCACATGCTTTTACAGATGACAGAGTAATATAAAGATGGGTTGCATCTTTTAGAAGACGATTGTTGCAATGAACATGGCGTTCCCCAACAAACATTCTACTTACAAACTCCTGGACAAGTGCAGGTTCCATGAAGTTACCTTCCTCATCAACATTGAAGAGATTCTTCATAGCATCGGGGTCATCTCCATAGACTGCCTGATACTGAGCAGATTCATACTTGGCAAGGATAATCTTCATCGAAGGACAGTTATTAAGTCCCAACTTCTTCTCAAGTTGCTCTTCAAAATAGGAGTAAATGAAACGATTGGAATCTGGAAAATCCCATACCATTTTGTATGCAGTTCCAGTCACATACAGCACGGGGCAGTTAATTGCCTCGCACAGTTTGTTGATCATTCCTTTGCTGTAACCATGATCTGCTTCATCAAAAACAAGCAGGTCAACATCAACAGGAAGGTTCAAAGTTTTACGCTGACCTTGAACAGTAGACCACAGAATAATTTGCTTGTCCGTGTTGTACCAATACTCAATCTGTTCTTTATAGTCTTTGTCTTTGAGGTTAATATAGACAAGGTTATCAAAGTTCCTGAACTTAACAATATCGTCCTTCCATGATTGCTCGGGAGAACTGAACATGGCAACAACCAAAGTTACCTTGAATCCCTTATCAACAATGTGCGAAAGTGTCATGATAGATTTACCTGCACGACACTTTGCAAACAACAAGAACTCCAGGTAATCTGCCTGTGCCTTAGCAACAAATTCTTTCTGATACTTTGCAAGTATAATGGTATCTTTCTTGTCAGGAGTTGTAGTAAAGAACTTTTCTTCAATAATGTTCTTGATAATATCCAGCGTGGTCTTATGTGAGAACCACTCTGCATATTTGCGAACGTTAGGAAGTTTCTTTAGATATGCATGAATCTCCGTGTCAAGATAAGAGGAATCTTTCCACCAACCAAGTAAAACAAGTTTTTCTCCTCTTGCTTTCAAATAGTTGTGAAACTTTGCCCAATCTCCATCTTTATGCCGCTCTTCAAACGTGCGTTCAGTTTGTCCCACACCAAACACTTTGTGATCTTCAGATGCAATCAAATAGATATTCATAATAAAAGGTTGTTCAATAAGTTAAGTATATGGCACTATGTGCTCACTCATATTCAGTCATATAAGGTTTCAATGCTTCAACAATATCTTGCATTGCTATCCGCGAGTATCCAGCAGCATAAGGATAACCCCGCTCTGGATTATCCGATGAAAGATAGTTTACTTCAATCGCTTCCTCTAAACGGGCAATTACAGTCTCAAGGGTGTCAAGGTAAATAGAAACCTTTTTCATAGTGTTAGAGGTGATCGTGGGGGTGTCTAGTAGCGTTCTATTAATGAAACGCTTTAGAGGTGAGTAATAATCAAATGCCTGCTTTTACAGATTTATGTGCCAAACCAACAAGTTTTGTGCGTTCTATACCTTTAGGCGCACGACCATTCTTCTCAGTGAAGTCCTTAATAAGTTCTGCTTTTCGTGCTTTTAGTTTAGCACCTTGCTCTTTATTTTTAGCAGCATCTCTCTCTTTTCGAGTCATACCACCACCATCATCGGTTTTCCAATCACGACGTGGTTTTGATTCAGTTTTCTTCTCTTCTTTCTTCTTGGTTGTGAGAAGTTTTGTTGCTACTTTTTCTGCTTCTCTAGATGGCGTCTTTGTCGCTTTTGATGCTGCTTCAGTACCACCAGATGCTTTTGCTGCTGCTCTTGCTTGTGCTGCTTTCCTCCTTTCTGCTTTTACTTTATCAGCATAGGATTGTTTAACTTCAGCACTACCTCTTTCTTGTGTTGGTTGTTGTTGACGAGTGCTTACCTGTCTTTGTGTTCCAATATCTTTTCTATCTTTATATGATTTAGAAGGAACCATTTTGCCGCCACCAACAGCTATCATTCTCCTTTTTTCTGGTTCAGATTTTCTTCTATCTGCACCAACTCTACCACCTTCGCCAGACTTTTTGATTTGACTACTTCCCATAACGTCACGGTCATAAACTTCCGCAATAAAGTGAGAAAAATTTTTCATCGGTGGTTTTGACTTATCACTATTCTATATTTATTGTCCCCGAAAGTCAAGGGTTCAGGGACACTTCTTCAACTGTCCTATTTTTTCAATCGTCTTGCTCTTCCTGTTGCTCTTCTTTTTTATTAAGTCTCTCACCAGGTTTTGCTACCAGTCCCGCTTCATAAAAATATTTTACTCGCTCACGACGTGCTTCAATTAACATATTATATTGTTTTTGTTGATCTTTAGTGTATCGGAAATCTTGACGCCTCCAAGTTTCACGGAGCTCTTGAAGATGATGCAGGACGTTAACAGTTTCAGTCATTGTTTTGTGTGGTTGTGGTTTTAGTAGTCGATGTTGCCGTTAAGATATTCTTTCATATTGAAGTCCTTTTGTTTTTGAACAAGGTCTTCAATATCTTCAGAAACGAAATCGAAGTTTTTCATTTCTTCAACTTGAATGTCGTCGAACCAGTCCATAAGTGATGCGCTTACAATAATAGAACACTTTGAAGGTGAGTAATAATCAGCAGGCAAGAATGCCGTCAGGGATTTCCACAGGTTCTGGTGCTACCATATCATCGAAATAGTTCATATCATAGGCAAACCAGTTACCATTGCGGAAGATATAGGAGTATTCTTCACCATCAGAGAAAAACTCTTCCATATCTTTATCAAGACGTGGTGGGCAACTTTCACCGCGAGCAGAATAGTATTGAGGACCATATTCCTCAACCTCAACATTTTCGATCACATACTTTGCAACTTGCTTACCAGTCCAGCGGTCTTTTGTCCACGCACAGGACATATCACCACCGTCAATCAGTTCTGCTACTTTCTCCTTTGAATTGTAGTGTGTGTTAAGAATTTTGCCCAACCAAGTAGGATAACCGTCCCAATGATGATAAACAGAAAGAATAGACTCATCTGAAAGTTGAATACCAATGCGTGAACGAGTTCCCATGATAAAGAAAAAAAGGAAACCAAGAGACCACCTTGGTAATTGGTTTAGTGGGGCGAATGCCGCAGGTCACACTATTGAAACACTTTAGAGGTGAGTAACTTTAATTACTTCTTTTTTCGTTTAGACTTTGAAACGCCAGAAGTGTTTCTAGGGGTATCCACGCGGGTGGTTCGTCTTTTACTTGAACTTGGACTTCTGTCACTGTTTTTTCTAGTTGACGATCCCACGTTTTTCTTGTATTTTTTACGGGACTCAAAGGGTTCTCCATCTTTGTTACTGATATTATACTGCCGTGCGTTTAGTTTATATCTATCAAGGTATTTTTGCAAGTGCTCTTTACATTCAAAATGACACACAGTGGTGCCATTCTCTAATCTCCAAGGGAAACCATTTTGATGTTTTTCATTCATATAAATTAGATTAATTGCGTTTGGTACACCAATAGCCACCACTAGGTTTATCAGCACAAACATATACATTTGTGCCAGTATCATTCCAATGTCTCACGACTCCAGAAACAATAACCATATTAGTAGTGAGTAGACTGACGAATATGATGCTGCGAATGATAGCAACATAATTGTCATAAGGTTTTGTTTTATCAT